AAAGTCCTCACGTAATCAATAAGGCCTGACGGCCAACACCTGTATAAGTAGCCAGTATTATTCCACAGCGTTCGAAGATCGCCTACCCCTGATTTTCGATTTCTCGTGCCGCTAGTCGCACAAGCCCCTCCAGCGCGGCCTTCACCGTTTGTCGGCGGACTTCATCACGGTTGCCGGGGAAGTGCTGAACCTCGCTATAAACCTCATCGCCCACACCCCAAGCGAGCCATACCGTGCCCACTGGCTTGTTCGGCGTGCCACCGTCGGGGCCGGCGACGCCGCTGACCGCCACGGCAAAATGCGCCAGGCTGTGATGCTGCGCACCACGCACCATGGCCTCGACCACCTCGCGACTGACCGCCCCTGCCGTTTCGAACAAATCGGCCGGCACATCCAGCTGCCGGGTTTTCTGCCGATTGGAGTACGTCACGTAACCGGCCTCAAACCAGGCCGAACTGCCCGGAATCCGCGTGATCGCTTCGGCAATCCCGCCGCCGGTGCAAGACTCGGCGGTGGTGACGTGGGCATTGAGCACTTGCAGACGTCGGCCCAGTTCTGCGGCCAATTGGGTGGTCTCTTTCACGGCGAGCTCCGGATCGTGTGGAATGCCTTCACCGTACACGAGCCGGACGCGCTTTCAATACACAGAATCATTCAAAATGTTCGGGCGCCAGCGCTCTGATATAGGCCTGACACGCCTGTAAGGCAATCAGTCCACGGTCGCCGGTGTCGGTGATGGCGATAATTCGTTGAGCATGCGCCGGGTCAAGTCGGGCGCGTACGGTTGCAGGATCCACGCCGCCGGTGCCGGCGGTGGCTGGCAGCGCACAGCCGTGGGCAACGTCGCTGGCGTCGAGAAGGACTGACAACCGAACATCGGCAGTAGCAAGGCGATCGCGCAGGCGATCCTGATCACGTTGGGCATCGCTCAGCGCTCGATAATGGGTTTGTTCACTCGCCGCGAGCCGTTGCTCCAGGGCCAGGCGTTTATCCTGCTCGGCCTGCTGCGCGTTCAAGGCGGTCTGAGTGAGTTGATTCTGCGTCTCGGCGTTTAACCGCGCCTGCTCGGCCAATTGCCGCCCGTAGCGCCAGTCCTGAAATTGCCACGCCACGGCGAACGCTCCCGTCACCAGCAACAACAGGCCAATCACCCGCCAGGAGCCGGACATAACACCGCCCTCGCCCGCGCCCAGATCTCGAGCCGATCCTGCAAGCCGTTCAACCCGCCGTTGATGCGCCGGGTGATGCTGTTGAACTGGTCCGCGTCGGCCAGCTCATTCAGGCCCTTCTGCGCCCAAAACCACGCCGCCGATTCGGTCGCCCATTGCGGTTGCTCAAGCAATTCGGGCAACGACAACAGGCGCTCATCACCAAACAACCCCAGGCTGCATTGGCGATAGTTGGCGCGACCGGTGATTTGTATGAGCCCACGCCCTCGGTACTTTTGCCCGTCGCCATCCGCCTCGGGCGTATTGCCCAGACGCAGCGCCAGCGTGCCGGTGTCGTATTTGCTCAAGTATTGGTTATTGCCCAGTTCGCGCACGTAACGCAATTGGCCGGACTCGTGACCGACCTGTGCCAGAAAAGCCGCGATGCGCTTGGGCGTATCGATGCGCTGCCTGGCCATGGCGGTGTTGAGCGGCGAAACAAAAACGCCCGCTTGGGAGCGGGCGTTGGGCATGATGTCGATAAGGTGTTTTTCAGTTAATTGCATGATGCTTGATCCTCCCTGGATGTTGTCCCGATTGAATCACGGCTGGCGGTTGATGCTTGCCAGCCATTTATTTGCCAGAGTTTTCAGGGGGCTGTTCAGGGCTGTTTCAGACGAATCGTTTGCCGGCATTACCGCGCCGCCAGATAAAAGCCAGTCTTGATAATCAAGCCAGTCGCGATTGGTTGGATCTTGCGGGATATAAGCTGCATCGCTCAGCCTTAGTACGCCGCATGTAGTCAATTGATAACTCATTGTTTGCTCCTAGAGCTCGGCATCCGCAGTCCATTCAATCTGCAGTATCTGTCCCGGAATACTGTCGACCGGTGTGATTGTGCCAAACGCAAAACTTCGCTCGGTCACACTCTGAACGAATGATCCGTTACATGCCTTCAAAAGTGAAAAATTCCAGATTTCTCCGCTGGCCTCGCCGGGGCAATACATCTTGATCGTAGGCTGTACACGCTTTTGAACCAGCATGGTTACCGCCATCCCGGACTGGGGCGACTTCGCCGCAGCGGCCTGGGTGAAGGTAGCGATACAGGTACTTGGGCCGTTGTTTGCCCGAATAGGCAAACGGCTGGCAAAAGACTTCTCAAAGTAGCGCTGACATAACATCAACTCTTCCGCAGCTGGACGGATCTCGAAAGGGGTAGGAACCGGCCCTTCTTCCAACTGAACCCTTGCCAGGTCAACCGTCTGAATCAGATTCAGCGGAAGATCGAAACTCAGCCTCAGACAGTCATTGGCACCGAGCATTTTCCCGGCAATCACAGGTACCTGAAAGGTGGCCGTGTATCTGGCCCAAGCCGTGGTCAACTGAAAGACCTCGACCGCTTTCATAACCGGCTCCGAGCCACCGGTTCCGAAGTACTGGGTGATGAATATCTTCAGCGGCCGCGCAGCATCGGAGCGCGCCCAAAAGGTTAAGGTGGCGGTTTTGCCGGCCAGTGTTCTGACCGACTCGATATATTGGGAAATTTTGTGTTCAGTGGAACCGACACCGGCTGTTGTCTGCTGCCAACGCAAAAAACAAGCGGGCTCACCCGACACTTCGGATTGGCCTGGCGCGAAATCCTGGCGAGAGATATTCACCGCAGCATTGCCGTTCCAGTCACAACGAAAACGATCAGCCACGTAACCGCCGACATTCGGTGCCTGATTGGTCGTTCCGCGCTGCCAGATATCAAATCCGCCATTGATCAGCAGATTCCTGCGGTAAACCTGCACCGGAAAGTGTTGCATTGGATCTGGTTTGGACAACTGCCGGATCGCTTGAGCCAATTGATCCGTCTGCTGTTCGTCCGGGCTCAACCCCGCTGCGGTAATTGCGCTGAGTATTTCCTGAGTGACACTGTTGCCCCAACTCGCAGGAATCAGCGAGCCGGGTGTACCGGCGATGGCGTCCTCGTCAACAAACTTGCCGTTGACCAGGCCTGCGCCGGGAACGCTTTTCGGGTAGTCCATTTATAACTTTCCTCCATTGAAGGGCGAACCGCTCAGGCACTGGCGCCTGGCAAATCTTCAAGCCAGTCAGGTTCGACCGGGCGTGAACGGGCATCTGGAAAATCCGGATGATCGGGCCAATCGCGCAGCGCCTGCCGATAGGCCAAGAGCGCTTTGAATTCCTCGGTCTGCAAGGTTGTACCCTCACCCACTTCCAGCTCTTCTGCATCACGAAACACCAGCCACTGGGTGTCTTGCAGAACGTGGTTGCGCCATGAGCGCTCGTGGCTGGCCAATGTTGCAGGAGAAACGACGGGATCGGTCAAAACGGGCTGACCACTGGCACTGGCGCTGATGACTTTGCCGCTCGCCTGTCCGGCAAACAGCTCGGCGTGTTGCGCCTGGGTGATTTCCACCGCACCTTCGGGTAACTCCGGACCGGGGTTTTCGACCCGATCGAATCCGAGTGTCTGTGCGTAAAAGTGAATAGCCATAGTCAGTACCCCCACACCAGTATGCGACCGGAAATACCGGCATCTGCCTTTACACTTGAAGCGAGGACATTGCGCACCCGAGCGGCGGCTGTCGATCTTGTCGAGCTTCCCCCGTCGAAGGCCCAAACGGTTACGTTTGAGCCACTCCAGCCTCCCGGATTGCCTTCATTGGCGATTCCGCCAAGGACAGCATTGGGAAACATGATGGGCAATGACACCGACATGTAACCGTTTGCATCGCTACCGCCCATTACCCATTGCACGATCAGACCGCTGGAAAACCGTTGATAACCGGTCGTGCCGAATTGCGCAGCAGCGTTAGCCGAGTACTTCAGCGCAGCAGTGCCATAAACCACCCATATTCCAGACTCTTTGACGAAGTTGGCACTTTCACCATTGTTCATCACGATCGACGCCAGATAGCCACCTTGGGGGCTGATCTGGGCGCCCGTTTTACTGGCCACGGTGACGGGTGCGTTATTACGGCAATGCAGACTGATCGTGGCGCCGTTCGGCACCGTGGGTGCTGCTGCGTCCGGAAACGTCACTGTATAAGTCGCATTGCCGCCCAGACCGATCGAGCAACCAACATCGGCCAAGGTCAACTGTGTGGCAGCGGTGATCCCCCGCGCACTGGCATGACTGCCCAGCGCCCGCTGCACAAACTCGGCTGTTGCCGCCGAGCGTCCGCCATCAAATTGCGGAGCGGTGATGAACAACCCCGGACTGCGTAGCGCAGCCAGCAATTGATTGTTCGATGCCTCGTTCGGCGCCATCCCGGCCGCCTGAACGACGTTGAGAATTTCTTGCGTAACGCTGTTGCCCCATGTCGCGGGAATCAACGAACCCGGCGTCCCCGCCACCGGGTTTTCATCGACAAAACGGCCGTCGACCAGGCCAACGCTGGGGACGCTTTTTGGATAGTCCATAGATTGTTCGTTCCTGTGCAATGACAAATGAGCCGCGCCTGCGCACTGGCAGACACAGCTCTGGTTCGGAAAATAAAAAGCCCACATCGAAGTGGGCTTGGGTGAAGCGGGACGAATTCTCGGTTAGCTGGAAAGACCGCTGACGAGTTCGCTAATGGCGATCAACGCTTCATCGGCCACACTGCGCGCCAGATCGATCCTGCCCTTGCCGGCATGAGCACGAATCTGCGTTTTGGCTTTCAGGCGCAAGGTGCGCAGGGTGAGCAAATGGTCAGTCAACTGCTCCGCCTTACTCAGAATCTGCTCCGCCGCCTGTTTGCCCGTGCGACCTTTCGCGACCCACGCAGCGACTGAGCGTGGCACTTCCTTTTTCGGGTATCCAGCGTCGCTGAAAGCCTGAGCGTCTGCGGCTGCCTGTGCGTACTCCTTGGCCTTGAGTGGATCACCAGCCAGTGCGTTGCGAGCGTTGTCGGCGGCGGCGTCGACTTTGGCGTAAAGGCGTTCGGCTTCCTGCAGATCCAGTGCAATCTGCCTATCTGCATTGAAAACCCAGTTCTGCCCATCCCACTCGTGCGCAGCCGACGGTTGCGGCAGGCGCAACTCACCGTCGCACTGATGAAGTTCCTGAATGACGATCATCGAATAAGCTCCCACGAGAATTGCACGTTCACCGCGTCGGAAAAGTTGATGGCAATGCCCACGCTGTAATCGGTGATTGGATGGGTTTTGATGCCCATGCTCAGCAAAAGCTCATCGCTGTCGGCATTCGATTGGCCCAGGTTATGTTCGGCCTGATAGCACTGCCACAGTGAGCGCAAATTGGCATGGTCGAAACTCGCCGCCAACGTCGAAACCGTGACGTCATTGACGATGTTGTTGGTGAACAATACGCACGGTGAAACCGTTGCCGGGTTCCACCCTCCCGGGTTGTTCGAACTGCCTGTCAGGATCGGCGACAGGAAGCAATAGTTGCCCCCTGCCCACCCGGTGGACGGAAAGGCGACTGAGGTGACCGCCGTCGAGGATGGCGTTGGGTTACCGGCGACGAGTCGTGCCGCACGCGCATGGGGGTCGAGCGGTAAAAATATTGCGCCGGTGCCGTTTACCGTTTGCGTCCAGGTCAAACGGGCGCGGTTGTAAATGGTGCGCACAACCGGCACCGAACCCGGTGCTCCGGTTATCACCCACGCCAGACACATGTCCAGAGGTGTGGACTGAAAACCGCCGCCGGCAGCGCCGTTGACCATTCCTTTGAGCGAGTCAGGCACGACGTCATGAATGCCACCGCGTTGCGTGTAGAACGTCAGTACGCCCGCGACGACTTGCGCTCGCAGAAAGTAATGGCTGCTGGGCAGCAAGTCCGCGCTGCTCCACGCCGACGTCACGAAGGTGCGCGCACGCCCGAGTTGGCCGGCCACTACTTCCTGGCCGAGGCTGATAAAGGTTCCCGCTGCGATCGAAACCCGACCACCACTGGTAGAGGCCGCAGCCGGACTGACCGGCAGACGCGCATCGGCGGTAGCAACTGTGGGTAAAGGCAAAGCCGCCAGCGGCAGCGCCAGATCCTGGTTCCAGCCCTTGGCTGTCACCGATTGGATCGCCTGCAACAACTGATCGTATTTCTTCTCGTCCGGCGTCAGGTCCGCCGCCTTGATCACGTTGAGAATTTCCTGCGTAACTCCGTTACCCCAATCCGCAGGAATCAACGATCCCGGCGTCCCCGTCATGGGGTTCTCATCTACAAATTTTCCATTCACCAGCCCGGCGCTGGGCACACTCTTCGGATAATCCATCCCTCATTCCTCCCTAGTCATAATTGATATGCACCTTGGTATGCGCTGGCGCGCTGCGGTGGATCAGGCATTCCAGCGCCGAGCCCGGGTTGACGCCGAAGCGTTCGCCCCAGTAGCTCGCGCCGTAACGCCGGCCGAGCAGCAGGCGGCCGCCGGTGTTGAGCGTCCACATGAACTGCGCTTCCCAGGTACCCCAATGCGCTGAGCCGAAACGTGCACGGCCCATGCGCGGGGCTTCGTGTTCGGTGATGCTGGCGTTGGGGTAACCCTGGCTTTTGGCGATGTCGAGGTAATAGCCGACGGCCTGGCTGCCGACCGCGAGCAGGCGGCGGCGGACGGCGAGGCGGCGATCGTCGAACAGCGGCGTGGTGCCCAGGCACGGGTCGGGCAACTGCATGACACGTTCCCAGTCGGGCACCAGTTCGCTGACGCCGGCCGGGTCCATTTCGTTGAGCAGGTCGGCGGCGCGCGCATCAAGACGGGCCAGTTCGACGGCGACGCCTTGCAGCACTTCCTCAAGCTCGGGCACCCGCTCCGGATCCCATGCCGGGCCACTGGGCAGCAAGGCGCGCAGTTGCGCCTGGTATTGCGCGGCGGTTCTTATGCCCCCCATATGCAGCCTCCGAAGGTGAGCAGTTCGCTCTGCCCAGCCGGCACGTCGGCTGCCGGTGCGCTGAGGCTGTGGTCGTATTCGCCGCCGGCGCTGCTGATCGCTTCGCGGATATGGCTGATCAGCAACGGCACGCCGAGGTCAGCCTCGCGGTTGTGCAGATCACGCAGTTGCGCTTCGACGGCGGCGCGAACCGCAGTGGTGTCCGGGTCGACGCGCTTGAAGCGATATACCACTGGAATCTGCACCGGTCGCTGCACGTGCACTTCAGCGGTGACCGGGCGCAACGGTTCGAGGTAATCCTGAACCTTGGCCAGTTGTTCATCGTTCGGCACCGGTTGCGGATCATCGTCGCGCATGATGAACACGGTTACGGTGCCCGGGCCGAGCAAGCCACCACGGCACCAGGCCCGCGTCACTCCCGGCACTTCCAGTGCCCAGGTTTCGTAGTCGCTGGCCGCGCCACCGTGGGGAATCACGCGGTAGGATCGAATGACCCGCGAGCGCAGCGACTCGAGGCTTTCGCGGGCCACGCCACCGCTGAGGCCCGGCGCCAGCACCACGAAGCTATTGCCGACAATCCCGGCAATCGGTTGCACCGGGGTCAGCGTCAGACCGGCGTCGGCATTGCCCAGGCTGCCGGCCTCCAACGCCGCAATCGTGGTGGTGTTGCTGCCATTGACCGTGGTGCGCGCGGTGGTGACTTTGTAGGTGCGGCCATCGTTCGCTTGCAGCAGCGTGTCAACGTCGAGCACCGCGCCGGGTGTTGCAGTAAAACTGACGCTGCCGGTAGCCACTTGTGCAGCTTTGCGCGGCTGGTTCAGGCGCAGTGCGGCGATGCGTTCCAGGGTTGACTCGTCAGCCTTGTCCGGCAGGATCTGCTCGGCAATCCAGTCGAGATAACCGTACAGGCCATAAGCGGCGCCGCCGAGGGTGCGGGCCAGCACTTGCGCATCGGACTGGCGCAGCGAATCGCCGGCCAGGTCGCTTTGGGTGCGGTTGATCAGCACCGGCAGCGAAGGGGTTTCAAACGGCATAGGTCACCTGCCAACTGTTATCGGGGTTGATGTCCAGACGTGCACCGTCG